TTCAGCTGCAGGGTCTGCGCGGTAAAGGTCTTCTTGTGGGTGGCAGGGTCAAGCACGTTAATAAAAACGACCGGCCCGGCACCAAACAGTTTGAACGTGGCGTCCATGCTCTGGCACAGGCTGTACGACTTAAAGTCGCCACTGTAGCCCAGCGCCTGGACAGCCTCTGCCAGGCTGTTTGCCAGAATGGGGGTGTTTACAGCTGCGGCGGGGTCTGCGGCCATGTTGACCGGCGCTGTGCCGATAACGACCTGCAGGCCGGAATCGCCGCCCACCGCTGCGCTCACAGGCGTGGCGGTCTCGCGGGTAGAAATGCCGTGATTATATGCCATTTTCGGGTTCCTCCTTAAATAGATTTCAGTACGGTGTTATAAACCGTATATTCAGGGGTGCCGGGCTTCTTCAAGTTGGCGCGGGTCTCGGCCATCTTGCTCACCGGCACGATCAATGCCGCCAGGGCGGGCAGAGCCTTGGCCTTTTCGGTCAGGGCCTCCGGCGCTCCGTCGGTATACACGCGGTACTGGGTTGCAATTCCGCGCAGGGTTGGCCCCATGTAGGCCACAGGCTCCGGCTTTGCTGCCTTTTTGGGCGCTGCGGTCTCGGCGGGTTCTTTCTTGGTACTCATGTCAGGTCGCTCTCCTTTGCGGTAATAGTCGGCGCTTCCACCATAAAATCCACGGTTCCATATCGGAACTCCCTGTATTGCCCATCGTCCGTGTTCCAGTCAATAGGCAGCAGGATCTCGCACGGATCCACGCGGCTGTTTTTCAGGGCTGCCGCCATCACCTTTTCCTTAATGCTCAAAAGGTCACGGTAGCCCTGGCGGCTTGTGCCGGTGTCGTATACGCAGAACAGCAGAACAATGGGCATCGTCTGGCGGCCCCAGTCCTCCACCGTGCCGCTTCCGGCGTGAACGATACAGAACGGGCAGAACGCAAGGTCTGCGTCGTCGTCGCCCTCCGGCTCCGGCAGGTTGTGGGTAAAAACGCGCACCTCTTTGTAGGTGCCGTCCGGGGCAAGGTAGGTATGCCCGGCCAGGGTACTGCTTACCCAGGCGGCCAGGGCGTCCACAACCCCCTGCGTCGTCACAATGTTCGGTTCGCTCATCCTGCGTTCCCTCCGTGCTTGGCAAGCTGCCGGGCGATCTGCTTCTCGATTTCCTCCACCAGAATAGCCTGGATCGTGTCGCGCATATTACCGCGCACGGTCTTGGGGTCTAACTGGCTCTCGGCCATTTTCGGAATGCTGATACTCCACAGCTTGTCTATGGCTTCATGGTGCCGGTCAATGCCGCCGGTCGGGCGGTGGTAGGTGTAAAAACTGCCGTTGCGCTGGGCCACTACCACGTCGCCGTTCCTAAAGGTCGTGATAAACGCTTTAATGCCGCCCTTGTTCAACTCCTTCAGTCCGCCTTGCAGCAATACCTGCGCCCGCGTGGTCGGCGGGCGGCTGCTGCCGCTGGCGGGCGGGTCTTTCGGGCTTACATTAAAGCGCCGCAGGTTCTGCACCTTGCCTCGGATGTAGATCGTGGCGTCGTACTTCTTGCGGCTGGCGCGGGCTATCTTCATAGCCGCGTTGTATTCCTTGGTTTTGGCATCCTCTGCGTAGTGTTCGCGCAAACTCTGCACAATCAGCTTTCTGGCTTTGCGGGCGGTGCTGTTCGTCGCCTGGCTGATAACGTCCGGCGTTTTGTCGTTCAGGTCGCCCAGCCTCCGGCCAATCTCGCCCATCCAGTCGTCGTTGAAGTTGAACTCTATAACGGTCATTGCGCTCTGTATGCCTCCAGCGTAAGGGCGTAAATACCGCCCTCGTCGATGCAGTCCAGCACGGTGTAGCGGCGTCGGCCGTCCAGGTCGATGCTGCTTCCAATGCGGGGCTTGGCTCCGTAGTCCTCGGCCCGCACATAGACCAGCAGCCGGGCGGCATAAAGTCCCTCGCCGCTGTTCGCCCAGGTGGCGCCTTTCTGCCGTTCGATCAATTCGTTGCTGTCTACAATGGCGGGCATTTCCCGGCCGTTCAACGTGCGCTTTTCTCCGAACTCTTCCAGGTTGAGGAATACCTGCTGCACGTCGGCGGCCAGGCAGTCCTTAAAGGTCATCGGGGCTGGCGGCGGCGTCCTCGGCCGCCACGCTGACTTCCTGGGCGCAGATTTCGGCGATCAGCTGGGCCTTGTTCTTGCCCTTGGTGCCTTTGATGCCCATGTCGTCGGCCATTTTCCGCAGTTCGGCTGCGGTCATGCTTTCAAACTGGGCGGGGTCAAGGTGGCCGGTCACGGCGTCCTCAGCTGCGGGCTGTTCGTCGGCTTCGTCCTCGCTCACGTCGTCCGGGTCGGGGTAAATAAAGCCACAGGCCACCAGCGGGGCGGCGGTGTCGGCGTCCAGTTCCACGCAGCAGCCGGGATAGGTGCGCTGGCCGTCAATGTCCAGCAAACTGTTTGCGATAAACTTCATGGCGCCCTCAGCCGATTTTCACGGCTGCCTGCAGGTCGCTTGCGGCGGCTGCTGCCACACAGATGCCAACGTCCACGCCGTCTTTGGACGGGGCAGTGGCGCTCACCTTGTCGGCGGCGGGGTCATAGTAGACCTTGGCGCCCAGGGCAATGGCGGCGTTGTCCTTGTCCATCAGGAATACGCCGCACAGGTGCAGGGCGCCGGTCTGCCCGGCGGGGATAAGCGCTGCGGCCACGCCAGCGCGGGCCGTGCCAAGCGGCACAATGCTGCCGTAGGCAATGTCACTGCTGCCGGTGTTCTTGTAGTCGATGGTGTTGCCGGGCTGAATGTATTTTGCTTTCATGGTATTTCCTCCTTGTGTTACAGGGCCACGCCGGGGTTCTTCACCATGCTGCGGAAGTCGGTGGCGGTGATGCCCCAGTCGAGCCAGAAATCCCAGATAAAGCCCAGGGTGCGGGCCTTTTCGCTGCGGCGCACGTTCGGGGTTTCGTTGCCGTTCAGGTAGTCAACCTTTACGCAGGGCACGCCCTTGTCGCCCATGAACCAGGGGCAAGCGTTCGAGCCGGCCAGCACGTTCAGGGTGTTATCTTCGATGATGTCGTAGTTCTGGCGATACAGCGGGTTGGCGGCCTGGGTGTTCTCGGTCGTCTGAATGGTGGGCGACATGAAGATAGAAACAAGGTCGTTGTCGTACTGCTCGGAAACCGGCAGGATCAGGAAGTTCGGGGTCAGGGTGATGGCCTCGCCGAACTGGTCGGTCTGGGTGCGCAGTTTCTGGCGCATCTCCTTGATGGCGGCGCTGGTCATGCCGGTGCCGGTCGTCAGCAGGTTCTTGTGGTCTGCGCTGAAGAATGCCTTGCCGTCAAAAACGGCGGCGTTGTTGTACAGCAGCTGGTAGCACTGCTTGTTGATGGTGCGCTTGGCTGCCTGGGCAAAGCGGCCGGGAACAGTGGCAATAAAGCCGATGTCGTCGTTGATGAACGCCTGGCGGCTCATGCTGAAAGAACGGCCGTAGGTGTCCAGCTTGCGCTGCGGCAGCATTTCGGTCGAGAACTCGCTCTCTTTCAGCTCACCGTTCTCAGGCACTTTCTCAAAATCCTGCGCACCGCTAAGGGCATAGTCGTGGTCGGGCGTCGGCTTAAAGTCGGACAGGCTGCCCTTGCGCGTCCAGCGCTCGAAGGTGGTTCCTGCGTGAGTGTACGGTTCCACGATGGCCTTTTTGATGGCTTCGTCCAGGATTGCGGGGAACGCGGCGCTGGGATTGAAAAACTCGCGGCTGGCCATGTCGTACAGGTCAGACTTGCTCATGCGCAGCAGTTCGCTGGCGCTGTGGTTGCCACTGCGGGTCATCGACTCAATGGCAATGTCACGCAGGCTCATACCCTGGAACTCGCGGGCACCGTCGGTGGGGTTCTCCACGGTAACGCCAGCGCGCATCAGCAGACCGTCCACGGCGGCAGCGCGTACTTTGTCGCCCTCGTCCTGGGTTACATGGACGCCGCTGGGCTGCCCGCGCTTGATCATCTGGTCAAGCGCGGCCTTGCGCACTGCTTCCACGGTGGAGCCGTCCTTGATGTAGTTGTCGGGTTCCATGCCAACCTGGCGGCAGATGGCGTTGATCTCAGCCACGCGGTTGCGCTCGGCGGTAATGGCGGCCTGGCGTTCTTCTTCTTCAACCTGGGGGCGCAGCGCGTCGATCTCGCCCTGCAGGTTGTTGAACTCGCGGGTTTCGTCGTCGGTCAGGTCGCGGTTCGCGGCGCGGGCGCCGTCGGTGATTTCCTGCTGGCGCTTGATCTTGGCCAGCATCTGGTCTTTCTTCTTCATGGTGTCCTCCTTACAAAAGGTTTTTGTTGCGGGTGATGATGTTTTCAAATTCGCGGATACGGTTCCGGCCTGTCTGCGTCTGCGGCGCAGTCGGTTCCGGCTCGTTCTCCAATTCCCGGCCAACGCCCACCGTGGCGTCCGCCGGAACGGATACAATGCTTACCTCATACGGCATCCACCGTTTTGCAATGCTGCAGGGGCCGGTAAATCTGCCGTCAAGGGATTTTTTGCCATTGTCCACGTCTTCCCAGTTGCTTACCTGGTAGCCCACGGACACGCCTTTCAAGGTGCCGCTGCGCACCTTGGCTGCAATGCGTTCGCTTTCCGGGTCGTCGTCAAACTCTACCGTGGCCAGGCCACGGTTCCCCTCGATGCGGGCGC